TATCAGTACCAGCGAAACCCGGCAATATAGAAACTGCATTATCGGTTTGAGCTGACAAAGGCATAGAGTTGTCAATAGCATCTACGTTGGTCGCATAAGCGACAGTGTTTCTGTTAATACGTTTGACTACTCCTAAATTAATAGGTTTAGACCAACCAAAAACAGAAGCAACGCCACTAAGCAAATTCGTGCTCCAAGACAATGGTGCCGTGTAAGGGGCTAAGAAAGGAACTACCGATAACATACCGGCAGCCTCACTTACTTTACTAAGCACTGAAGAAATAGGTCCCACACCTTTAGCTTTAGCTTCTTCCTCTGAGGGATTACCTTTAGAAGAACGCTTAATAGCTAGAGATTGCGGAACTGCAGCAGCATAAGTTACTACATCTTCTAGATGACACCATAGTGTATATCCAGCTGTAGTTATACCAGATGCCGCAACTAGAGGTTGATAAGGCCAAATTTGCAATTGACCTAAGGTTCCATACTTATTTGCATCAGAAATAGAAGAAATAGGAAAAGCAGTCATAACACTAGAGTAAGGTACTCTAAGCACTACAGATGTTTGTGTCGCTATATCTAATTCTACATGAGGCAATTGAGTTCTTGCTTGCCTAGAATTGGTATGCATATCAACCCAGGCAGAAGTTCTACTTTGTATTCTGGAACCTCCTCCAGTCGGACACCATGTCAACATATACCTACCTTGTTGAAATCTTGAAGCATTCACTTGCAAAGTAAATACCATAGTGAACCTCAAACCAAAATTTCCTCTAAGTTTATCTGTCCAAATGGGCAGAGCAAACAGAGAATCTTCTGGATGAGATTGACTATAGATTGCAATAGGTGTTGTATCAGCTGTTGATAAGTTACCTTGCTGTAACACAATAGGTTTCTCAAAAAACGATTTGATTGATTGTTGTGTTGTTGGTGAATTGAAGGACAACAGGTTCTCCATTGTACTAGCAGCTTTTCTACTAGTAGCATCCACCTGAACATTCACTCCATCATCCTTAAGATGAGTAGTGCCTGCACTTGCTGAGGGACCCAGTTCATACTGAGTCTCGTGGGCGACGTTTAAGGGTACGCCGGAAACCTCTGATGGTGTTGTTGTCGCAAGTCGGTGTAAGATGTAACGGTGACTCAGTCGTTACAAATTGTGCTCTATTCTTGGATTGTGGTAGGACTGCTACCGCCCCATCCTAGTTAATAGACTTGAATAAGCCAGGGCGTTATGTTCAAAGGGAATACACTCGATTTATAATAGAGCGTGGGTATTCGGGTATAAGCATCGCTATGAACACCTTGGAGCTTTTATTGCCGTCTCCGGGCAGGCGAGTTTTATGTCATCCTGGGACGGGGCTTCTTTATTAGAGAATGAAATGAGAATTGAGAACTCTATCCCTCACAAATCTGTAAGAATCTGTAAGTTCAGGAATTTCATCAAAATCTCTTCCACCTCTTATAAAGAAGTCCTTAATTCGTCTCCGATAGGTCTCAAAAAC